TAAATATTTGTACACCTTTTCGAGCTATGATGAAAAAGAGGAAGTCTTCTCAGACAGAAACATCTTCCCAATCGGATGCATTGTTAAACTAGAAAAAATTCTAGTGTGATTAAAACTTTAGACAATATTCTACCACACGGAGTAAACAGAATTATATTGAATGAGCTTATTAAGTGGAAAAATTGGACTATTGCTGATGATTTCTCTGAGTATTCTTCTTTAGAAAGAATGATAGATCAAAACAAAGCCAACACAGGTTTTGGTATTATATCTTTTCACAGAAAACGTAACATAGTTGTGAAGACTAAGTTAAATGATTATGGAGACATAATTTATTTCGCACTAAAAGAAAAATATAAATTAGGTGAATTAGAAAGATTGAATTGGAATTATTATGACAACTCCTCTGAAACAAGCGAACACACAGATGAAACCAATGAGTATGTGTCTGCAGTTTATAGTTTGCACACTAATGACGGTGGCACAGAAGTAAAAGGTAAGTTTTATCCAAGTGTAGAAGGCCAAGCTATTTTATTTGATAGTGATATTTCCCACAGAGGAATACCCCCTAAACAAGATAAACATAGATTTAATTTAAGTTTAGTTATTAGACGATGAGTCCTCAGCTTCAATAACTTCAACATCTCCGGCAAATATTTTGCCATATCTTTTTAATGATTTTCTAACCTTACTATCTAATTCCTCATCACTTAAATCAGAAACATTTTTATGTAAATGCATACTTCTATCTATGTATAAGCCACCAGCTTTTCCACGTGCAACTTCAGCGTTGGTAGCTGCTGTCCAAGCCTTATTTTGTCTGGACTGATCTCGAAGTTGACCTAGTTCTTTCAAATGAGATTCATAAGTTATCTCATATTTTTTTTGAAGTTCAGCCCTTAGTTCACCTATGTACTGAGAGACCAAAGGATATTTGTCTGGGTTCTGTAATCTACTCGCATGCATGTAAGCTGAGTCCTCTGCGTAACCAGCTTTTTTAGCACAATCCGTAGCTGTCATCCTGCCTTCATTGTGTACTAATAATTGAGCAAATTTTATCTGCTGTTCTGTTAATTTTTTAGGTAGTCCCATAATATATTGGGGCAGAGCAAGGCTGCGCTGTGATTTCTCTTGATGCCCTATATTGCATTATAATTTTTATTAGGTATATTGCAACCCATGTTAAGTGGAAAGTTACTAAGACAGATATTAGATAAAATGCTCACCAATTCGTCTGTAGCCAAAGAGGCTAGAGTTCAAATCGTAGATCCAAAGGGTAGATTCTATGATGTAACTCAGATCCGTTTGGCCGAAAACAAACTGATTGGAGTCAGAGAATCACATAGAATTATAATGACCATAGCTGAAGAAAAGGGTTGGAAAATGGGTAAGGTTGTTAAACTAAAAGACTAAAACTTATCCTGAATAGATGCATAAAAATGAAACAAAATTTTGGCATCAAATTAAAAATGCGGGGTGGAAAATTTCGTTTACTCGTGTTGAAAATAGCGCCTCTCATGGTACCCCAGACTTGTTATGCCAGAACGAAAACCATGTATTTTTTACTATCGAATTAAAGATAAGTTTGGATAAGAAGATAAGGTTCAGTCCTCATCAAATTTCATTCCATGTAAGACATCCTGAGAATACATTTATCTTGCTAAAGACCCTCGGTCCTTTAGCCATAAAACTTTATGAGGGGAAGGATATCCTTGAACTTGTGGCCAAGGGCCATGAACCGCTTGAGCCTGTAGCTTGCGGACTTGAGGCCTGTGGCTTGTGGCTCGAGCGCCTCGGCCCTTGCGCCTAGCGCTTGTGGGCGGGTCCCACCCAAACCGGTTCGGGTTTTATTTTTTTGTTTCAATATTTTCTGACCCACAGCTAACACAAACGGGAGTCATTTCTGCCAGTTCGTACCAAGACCAGCTTTTTTCGGGTTGTTCTTGAAACTCTTTTAAAAGAGTTCCTTCATCACAACCACAGTCCAAACATTTATCCATACATCTCCTCGCAATATTCATCTAGGCCCAGGTTGTCAATGAATGGCTCAATGACTCTGTCACAGCCCCAATAGCCTTCAACTTCTTTAGTATTCAGGTTTACCCATACAGTTGGGCCGCCGCCTGCTACCAGCAGCTCGGCGCTGTAGTAACGTTTCTCCCGGTCCACGATGTAACGTATATCGTAAACGCCATCCATCCAATCGCTGGCTGTCTCTGCACGCTTCTCTCCTGTTTCTCCGTCTGTTCTTTTTAACGGTTCGCTGATGCTGTCTGCAATGTCCTTGCACATCCTGCGAAGCTGTTCTTTGCACGTCTCTCTTCGTCCTTCTTTGTCTCTAACTGTTTTGATTCTTTCTTTAACTACTTGCATGTTTTACCTTTCTGTTTTGGCCAAGCACACCGAGGCCGGCGTGCTTTATTTTAATAGCTCGAGCGACAGGCCTGCTGTCCATACGAGACAGGTGCTTGACCCCTGATCCCTACGGGTTATGCATAACCACTTCTACGCGCGCGCGGAAGTAGGGATCAGGGCTCAAGTTTAGTTCTTAACTAAATTCTCTAAAGCGATAACAACATCTTTAGACATATTTTCTGTATCACTATCATAGTGATAATCTTTTAAGATTGTTTTTATCTCTTCTATAATTTCTTTCTTATTCATAATCCTTTAATATCCTAGATCCACGGACCTGTCAACTCTATTGTGTTCATTTTGGGCTAAGTGCTTGCGGGCGGGACCCACCCTTTTTTTTAGTAGGAACAAGTTAGATTATCACCAATGTGAGTCCTCACTAACTTGTTCCTTGGTCAAACCTTGAGGGCGAACATAACTAGATTACTAGTATATCGATGACCCCGCACCTCAAACTAGGTCACGCTCGTTGTTTGACCCCTGATCCGCTGGACGATGCATCTGATTACACAATCAGTAAACCAGCGGATCAGAGCTCAAGGTCCACCCGGAAGACTCTAAAGAGTATTCTTGACAATGGACCAGGGCTCAAGATCACAGGACGTTGATCAACTTATTACAATGCTAAATCGCATTAAAGCCAACCTGTGATCAAGACTCATTGTGGTAGCCCACCTAACATTGACGCAACACCTCCAACTGAAATCAAAATGCCTAAATAAACATCTTGCGTGTGGATTGCGTAAATCAATCCTAGCATTGCAACCATAAAGCCAACTAGTATCATTAATAATCTTGCGATAGTTTCAGCCATTATTCACTCTGAAATATGTTAGCTGATACTGATACAATTTCAGCGTTGGCAGTCGTGTACCTTTCTTGATCTCTATCCCAAAAAGTCATATACAATCTGCCCGTCTTTTTATGCTTTTCAATTTTTGATTTATCGTCCCATGTCCCTTTTCTTGATATGCTTTGACCTTGCATATTCTCTTGACCATTTATCGTTTCAGGTGTCCACGTTGCGATAAATTTATCACCTTTATTTAATTTCATATTTCCTCCTTTCTATCCTTGACATTACATTAATTTCCTGTATTGTCAAGTCATGAAAGGAGAAATAAACATGGAAGCAAATGTACTATTCGTAGTTCTAAAAGTAGAAGAGCAAAAACTAAATGACAACCCTTATAAAGTTGATGTTTCAGTTGTTGGTTCTTTTAATAATTTAGAAGACGCAAGAAAGTGTAAAGAGGCAAAGGACACTTTGAATAGCATAACACCAAAAGAATATGATTGGTGTTATTCTCAATTTAAAGTCCAACAAATTTTTTATAAGTCCTTTGTCCAAGATAAAGCCGACAAAAAGTCAGCTTAACTTATAAAAGCCCAAAGTGGACAAGCCGTGGAAGTAGCGTGAGCTGTTCACTTTGGGTCAAGAACCGAGATAAGAGCATGTGGGCGGGACCCACCCGGGGGGAAAAAAGAAAAACCCAAAATGAACACATTATTTACTTGCAATGTATCTAGGATATTGTAGGATTATTACATGAACAAAAACGGAGGACAAATGGGCAAACAAAAAGATCCGTGGTGGAGGCTTCAAGATTTGGTTAATGATGAAACGAGAGTGGCAGTTCACGATGAGTTTATCATTAGAATTGATCAAGCGATCAAGGAACTTGAAGAACTTAAAAAAGAAAAATGGATAGATCATAATTTTAATTGGGAGAAGATACAGCCAATTTTAAATTTATTAAATGAGTTAGAGGATATGAACAATGATGTTTATCTTCCGGCTGCTAGAGCAAATTTAATAAAGATCTACGAAACAACTACTGACGAAGGAATAAAAAAAGACGCGTCAGTTAAAAGACTAATAAACCAAAGAGGGGGCAAATGACAAAAGCAAAATACCACGTTCACGTTTGGGACAATGATGCTGACAATACTGAGACAGTATTCGAAGCGCCAGCTAAACCAACGTTGGAACAATTATACAAACTAATCGGATGCAGCACAGTGGAACGTTTATCAGGCTATGATAAGTCTGTATCAAATAGAACGTTTGACATATGGATTGATGAAGAGGGTAAGTTTAAAAGCTCTGTCAAAAATCTNCGTGCAACNAATGCTTGGTTCAGATGGATGCATAGAACAGGACANGTAAATATTCCTGGTGACTTCATCACTGGCAAAGCGGTTTGTTATAAAAAAATAGCCTAGGATATTCTAGGATAAGTCAATAGACTAGGCGACCAAAATGGGTCGCCTAGAGAAGAGCATGTGGGCGGGACCCACCCTAANAGAGGTCCCAATAGGAATTATTACTGNNGTTATAGCTTTGTTAAAAAATCGTAAGGGGTGNCGTGTAGTAGGGGTCCCAGACATACCCTATATAGTTTGATTTGNATAGTTTTAGGTGTTAAATAGATTATCATTTGAAAAACAATGCTAACATTAGAAAAAATTAATAAAATAAAAGATCCTATCAAACGGAGAAAGCTGAAAGAAGATTTAGTTAATGCTGATGAAGCTGCTGATAGAAAAGAGGCTCACTCTGATTTCTTATCTTTTGTAAAACAAATGTGGCCTGAATTTATAGAGGGGTCCCACCACGCACGTATCTCAGAAAAATTTAATAAATTAGCATCTGGAGAAATTACTCGTTTAATTATTAATATGCCACCTAGGCATACTAAATCAGAATTTGCGTCTTACTTTTTGCCTGCATGGATGATTGGTAAAAATTCTAAATTAAAAATTATTCAAGCAACCCACACAGCAGAACTTGCAATTAGTTTTGGTCGTAAAACAAAAAATTTGATCGACTCAGAAAATTATCAAAAAATTTTTTCTACAAGATTACAAGAAGACTCTAAAGCTGCAGGACGTTGGAATACTTCTAAACAAGGTGAATACTTTGCTGTCGGTGTCAAAGGTGCTGTAACCGGAAGGGGTGCAGATTTATTAATTATTGATGACCCACACTCAGAGCAAGATGGAGCAAGCAACAAGACCACAGCTTTTGAAGCAGCTTACGAATGGTATACATCAGGACCAAGACAACGTTTACAACCTGGTGGTCGTATTGTTGTAGTTATGACTCGTTGGTCAACTAAAGATCTAACTGCAAAATTAATTAATTCTCAAGCAGATGAAAATGCAGACAAGTGGGACATCATAGAGTTCCCTGCAATTTTACCAAACGGTAAACCATGCTGGCCAGAATATTGGAAGCTAGAAGATTTCGAAGCAGTTAAAGCTTCGGCCGGTGTAAATAAATTTAATGCACAGTATCAACAGAATCCAACATCAGAAGAAGGTGCAATTATAAAAAGAGAATGGTGGAACGATTGGGAGAAAGATGATTTACCTTTAGTTACACACTGTATTCAATCTTACGATACTGCATTTTTAAAAAAAGAAACAGCCGACTACTCTGCCATTACAACATGGGGTGTATTCAGAGAAAGTGAAGATTCACAAGAATGTTTAATTCTCCTTGATGCGTGGAAAGGTCGAGTTGAGTTTCCAGAACTAAGGCGCGTGGCCAAAGAACAATATGATTATTGGAAACCTGAAACAGTAATCGTGGAAGCTAAAGCTTCAGGTCTGCCACTGACACATGAATTAAGGAACATGGACATACCTGTAGTCAATTTCACTCCAAGTAAAGGTCAAGATAAACACGCAAGAATAAATGCAGTAGCTCCTTTATTTGAGTCAGGTAAAATATATGCTCCTCTAGATCGTGAGTATGCAGAAGAAGTTGTAGAAGAATGCGCTGCTTTTCCCTTTGGAGAGAACGATGACTTAGTGGATTCTGTAACTCAAGCTCTATTAAGATATAGACAAGGAGGACTGATAACTCACCCTGAAGACTACAAAGAAGAGTCTTTACCTAGGGGTAAAAAGAGTTATTATTGGTAAATGAAAAATCCTACCCTTGTAAAAAATATGAAGCACGTTAAATGGAAAGAGATACCTCCTCTATCTGGCCCTGATCCACGAGGCTTGATTAAGGAGACAAAACAAGATAAACAAGAAAGATTGGAGAATACAAATGGCAGATATCGACAAATCACTTCCAAACGAAGTTAAAAAAACTATTGAGATCGACGGCCCTGAAAAAGAGGTCGAGATCACAGAAGAAATTCAAGAATCCATTCCAAGTCAAGGCGACACGGAAATTACACCGACTGATGACGGAGGTGTAGAAGTTAACTTTGAACCAGGAGCTTTTAGTCAACCACAGGGAGAGGGTCACTTTGACAATCTTGCTGAGTTACTTCCGGAGGAAATATTAGGTCCTCTTGGTTCAACGTTAAATCAAAACTACATGGATTACAAAACGTCTAGAAAAGAATGGGAGCATTCTTACATACAGGGTCTAGATCTATTAGGATTTAAATACGAACAACGGACAGAACCGTTTCAAGGCGCAGCAGGT